AGGCTGCAATGAATGTATTAAATAGCATTTCTAACAAGCTTTTAGATGCTGGAATCAATGCCCTTTTAGGTGGCGTTTTTGGTGGTTCTAGTATTGGTAAATTCCTTGGCTTTGCTAATGGAGGACGGCCACCTGTCGGCGAGCCATCAATTGTTGGTGAAAGAGGTCCAGAGATTTTCATCCCTGGATCTGCGGGGTCAATTATTCCTAACAACAAACTCGGAGGATCAAATACAACAATTAATGTTTCTGTTGACGCAAGCGGGAGTTCTGTTGAGGGCGAAGGGCAAAATGCAGGAGAACTTGGCAGAATGTTGGCAAGTGCTATACAACAAGAGTTGGTTCGCCAGCAACGACCAGGAGGATTATTAGCTTAAATGGCAACATTTCCAACAAGTCCATCACCTACTTATGGCGCATCAAAAAGTAGCGCTCCAAGCACAAGGGTCGTGCAATTTGGTGACGGTTACGAGCAAAGAATCGTCAGCGGTTCGATTAATAACGATGCAAAACAATGGTCGTTAAATTGGAACAATATTTCTGAAGCTGATGCTGACACCTTAGAGGCATTCTTGGAAGCAAGAAAAGGGATCGAAAATTTTGACTGGACTCCACCCGATACATCGACTTCTTATAAATGGGTTTGTGGTAAATGGACTAAATCAATTCCATATAACGGTCGTGCAAATATTTCCGCCACCTTTAGACAAGTATTTGAACCCTGATGGCATTTACAGCATGGGCCGCTGGGGCATCCATTAGCCTTGGTGATGTAAGAAGAGCAACAACCGCACAGCCAAGCGGGCTTGTTTTTAAATGCACTACGGCAGGAACTACAGCAGGGGCGGAACCAACTTGGGCAACTGACATTGGTTCAACAATCACAGATAACAGCGTTGTTTGGACGGCGGTTAGTGCTGTTTATGAAGAGCTGGCAGTTCTAGAACCTAATACGATTATTGAGTTGTTTGAGTTGCATTTAGACGCAACATTACATGGGTCTTCTGATGTTTACCGTTGGCATTCAGGCTCTAATGCTGATGTAACAGGAAACATTGTTTTTAATTCCGAAACTTATTACAGACAGCCAATTATTGCGTCGGGGTTCCAATACTCAAACACGGGAAGCTTACCGCGACCAACTTTGACTGTATCCAATCTTGATTCAACAATTACAACTGTTCTTTTATTAGTTAATGCTGTCACCCCAGGGAATGACTTAGGGGGTGCTTTAGTGAAGCGCATACGCACACTTTTAAAATTCCTTGACGGACAATCTGCGGCAGATCCTTACGCTACTTTCCCTGAAGAACAATGGTATATCGATCGCAAATCAAAGGAAGATAGGAACGAGGTAGCGTTTGAATTAGCTTCTAAATTTGATGTCCCTGGTCAAATGCTTCCTAAACGTCAGCTCATCGCCAATATTTGTCAATGGGGATATAGATCAAGCGAATGCAGTTATTCAGGCTCTAGTTATTTTGATGTAAATGACGATTCTGTGGTTTCATTGGCACAAGATAAATGCGGAAAAAGATTAAGCAGTTGCAAGAAAAGATTTGGAGAAACGGGCGAATTGCCTTTTGGGTCTTTCCCTAGTGTAGGTATGACGAAATGATTCTTAGAGAAGACATTAAAACAGAGGCTCTTGCACATGCAAAGGAAGATTTTCCAAAAGAATGCGTTGGGCTTGTTGCCATTATTAAAGGGAAACAGCGTTATTTTAAATGTACCAATATTGCAGAAACACCCGACGAGCATTTTGTTCTAGATGGGGAAGAATATGCAGCGGTTGAAGAAAAAGGCGAAGTTGTTGCTTGTATCCATTCGCACCCAAAAACAAACCATTCTCCTAGTGCAGCCGATCGGGTTGCTTGTGAGAAATCGGGCTTGCATTGGTTTATTGTAAATCCTCAGACAGAGTTGTGGGGAGAGTGCAAACCTTCAGGGTTTGAATTGGCTTTTGTTGGTCGTGAATTTGTGCATGGGATTGTTGACTGCTATACGTTGATTAGAGACTTTTATAAAAAAGAGTTTGATATTCTTTTAAATGATTACAATCGCCGCGATGAATGGTGGAACAAAGGAGAGAATATGTATTTAGATAATTTCAGTAAAGAAGGATTCAAAGAAATTGATGATAACGAGCTTCAGTATGGTGATTTATTTATAATGCAATTAGAGTCACCCGTTCCTAATCACGGCGGGATTTATATAGGGGACAATCTCGTTTTGCATCATGTACAAGGCCGCCTTTCAAGTCGTGATGTTTACAAGTTTGGCGGCTATTATCACAAAATGACCGCAAGGGTTTTAAGGCATGAAAGTCGTTAAGGTTTACGGGGCTTTAAAAAAGCGACTAGGCGGCCAAGGCCGTTTTGAGTTTGTGGCGAATACGCCAGCGGAGGCAATGCGGGCTTTATGTGCAAATTTTCCTGGTCTTGATAAATGGCTAATCGATAGTGAACAAAATGGGATTTATTACAAGGTGGCAGTAGGCAAAGAGAAAATCACAGAGGATAAGCTTGAAGACTTACAACTACCTTGGAGTGAAAAGGCAGAATTTAGAATTACGCCTGTATTAACAGGTTCGGGCCGCGGTGGCTTTTGGGGTGTTGTGACAGGTGCGGCGTTAATTGGAGCATCGTTCTTATTCCCTGGTGCTGGCATGTTTGGCGCTACAAGCTTCTTTGGCTCTAGTGCCGTTGTGGCTGGCACAGCGGGAGCGACAGCAATGGGAGTAATGGGAACAGCAATAGGGACAGGTTTATCAATGATGGGCGCATCAATGGTATTAGGTGGGGTCTCTCAGATGATTTCGCCAAGGCAACCATCAGGGTTGGGGCGTAGTAAGGAAGCGGCGAAACTACAAAACTATTCTTTTTCAGGTATCACCAATACGGCACAGCAAGGGATGGCAGTCCCAGTTATTTATGGGCGGTGTTTCGTTGGAAGTGCTGTAATTAGTTCAGGTCTTGACGTGGATCAAATCTAAATGAAACAAGTACGAGGATCAGGCGGCGGTGGCGGGTGTTTTGCAGGGGATACTCTTGTAAAAACTGGCGATGTAGAAAAAAGAATCGACGAGCTGAAAGAGGGCGATTATGTATGGAGTTTTGATGATCAAGGGCGAATCCATGAAAGCAAGGTTTTAAAAGTCCATAAACACGAAAATGAAAAAATAGTTGAATATAAATTGTGGGGAGGAATAAAGCTCTGTGCAACTCCAAATCATTGGGTTTTAAATCAATACAATGCTTTTGTTGAAATTGGCAGCCTTGGTTTTGATGATTGTTTAGTTAATACAGACGATCACTTATTACCAATAGTTAGCAAGAAAGAATTAGAAAATGGAACAGTCTATAACTTAACGGTTGAAGATCACCACACTTTTTTCGCTGGTGGTATTCGTGTTCATAATGCGGGCTTAGGACTGTCAGGATCAGGTGGCGGCGGCGGCGGCAAAGGAGGCGGAGGAAGTCAACACACTCCTACAGAGGCAGACGACTCACTCCAATCCCGCCAAATGGCAACAGTGTTGGATCTGTTGGCGGAAGGAGAAATCCAAGGATTAGATGATGGTAATAAGAGCGTTTATCTAGGTGGAACCCCTGTGCAAAGCTCAGGAGGGTCTAATAATTTCGAAGGATTCACGATTACAACAAGAAATGGAACTCAAGGGCAAAGTTATATTTCAAATCTGGCAGGCGCAGAAAGTGAGAAGCAAGTCAACGTCACTGTTATCAATTCAACTCCTATCACTCGTCAAATTACAGACACAGATGTTGATCGGGTTCGCGTCACTATAAAAATCCCAGCCCTGCAAATTGTTGAAGACGATGGCGACATTGTTGGCCATAGTGTTAGCTATCAGGTTCAAGCTCAGTACAACGGCGGTGGTTTTAACACGGTCGTTTCTGACACTGTTACAGGTAAATCGTCGGCTAGCTATCAGCGTGATTATGTGATTACGTTAAGCGGTGCTTTTCCTGTTGATATAAAAGTCGTAAGGACAAGCGCGGACGATGCAAGCGCAAGAAAGCAAAGCAAAACAATTTGGTCAAGCTATACAGAGATCCTTGATGAAAAATTACGCTATCCAAATAGTGCTTTAATTTATCTCCGCTTTGATGCTCGCAATTTTGGAAGCATCCCCGCAAGAAAGTATCTAATACGCGGGCTAAAAATACAGCATCCTCATAATGCTTCTGTTGATACGTCCACTTATTTGGGGCGGGTTACATACGCAGGAACTTTTAACGGAACATTAGGCGCAGCTCAATGGTCTTCTGATCCAGCTTGGTGCTTATGGGATTTGCTCACTAATACAAGGTACGGGGCATCGATCCCCGCCGCCTCTCTTGATCGTTACGATTTCTATACCATTAGTCAATATTGCAACGAATTAGTATCAGACGGGAAAGGAGGGCAAGAGCCACGGTTTGCTTTAAATCTATTAATCAATTCACGCGATGAAGTTTATAACGTCATTCAAGAATTAACTTCTCTATTTAGAGGAATTAGTTATTACGCTTCAGGGTCACTTGTATTACAGCAAGATAAACCTTCAGACTCTCAATATTTAATCGGGCCTAGTAATGTAGTCGGCGGTGAATTTATCTATAGCGGTACATCACAAAAGGCAAGACATACAACTTGCACTGTTGCTTACCAGCGTTATGACTCATTAGGTGAAGTGCAATATGAATATGTAGAAGACGCGGACGCAGTTGCAAAATTCGGCGTTATTAATGCAGACTTCCGAGCCGTTGGTTGCTATTCGCAAGGGCAAGCACATCGCGCAGGCAAATGGCTTTTACTTTCCGAAAATAATCTTACTCAGACAGTAAGTTTTGGGATCTCAATAGAAAGCGGGATCACATTACGCCCTGGAATGGTGATAGATATTTCAGATCCAGTAAGGGCAGGGACACGCCGATCGGGCAGATGTTCCACGGGTTCAACTACAACTCAGGTTGTTCTGGATAGCGCAACAGATTTATCGGTTGACTTGGGGAACAGCCCAACGATCTCTGTAATACTTCCTACAGGCTTAGTCGAAACAAAAACAGTTACAGGAATCAGCGGCACGACTGTATCAATAAGCGATAACTTTTCAGTTGCGCCAGCTCAAGCAGCGGTTTGGTTAATCCAAACGACAGACGTTCAATCTCAGCAATATCGCGTTCTAAATGTTGTTGAGTCTGGAGATGGTGGTTATGCCGTTACAGCTCTTGAATACAACAGTTCGATCTATGCAGCGATTGAATCAGATATAACTCTGACGCAACGGGATATAACCGATTTATCAGCCGAGCCTGATCCTGTTAGTTCTATTACCTCAACAGAATTTTTATATCAAGAAGGACAAACAGTACACTCAGCCGTTGATGTTAGTTGGATCAGCCCAAATACAAACGTCAGTGAGTTTCGGGTTCAGTACAAGATTGATAATGATAATTGGCAATCAATAACAACAACCTCCCCTTCTGCAACAATTAGACAAACAAGATCAGGAACTTTACATTTACAAGTTCAGGCTTATAACCATTTAGGGAAAGGGAGTCAAATATCAACAACCTCAATCACATTAATGGGCAAAACTGCCCGCCCTGGAGATCCTGCCAACTTAACTTTTGAGGCGATCAGCGCAAACTCTGGCCGTTTGAGATGGGATAAATCAACCGATTTAGATGTTCTTGTCGGTGGTTCAGTATCAATTAAGCATTCAAGTAAAACCGATGGCTCTGGAACTTGGGCGAATAGTGTTTCACTGATTCCTGCAAAATCAGGGATACAAACAGAGGCGATTGTTCCATTAGTAGAGGGCGAGATATTAGTTAAATTCGTAGACGATGGAGGACGGCAAAGCTCAAACGCTGCAAGCGTCATTGTTGACCTTCCTGACACAATGAACCAGTTGGGAGTCTTTACACAAAGAGAAGACGAAGACAGCCCACCATTCCAAGGAACTGCCACCAATTGCCATTACAACGACACAGAGGATGCGTTAGTTCTGGATGGTCAGAATATTGATGAGATGCCGGATTTTGATGCGATCGTTAACTTTGATGTCCTAGGTGATGTTGACGCGACGGGCACTTATACATTTAACGAAAAGATAGATTTAGGCGGGTCTTATTCTATTGATTTAAAACGGCATTTTGCCACTGTTGGTTATTTACCTGCGGACCTTTTAGATTCACGCGCTGCAACAGTTGACACGTTTGCGGATTGGGATGGGGAAGTCCAAAACGTAGACGCTAAATTATATATGAGAAGCACCTCAGGGGACCCCGCAAGCGGCGGTTCTAGTTGGTCATCGTGGCAAGAATTTGTAAATGGAACATTCCGTAATCGGGGATTTGAATTTAAAACTATTCTTACTAGCTCTGACACTGACGAGTCGATCAAGGTTACAGAGTTAGGAGTTAGCGGAACACTTCAAAGAAGATCAGAACAAAGCAACGGGGCTATTGCAAGTGGCACAGCAGGAGGAGGGAAAGTTATCTCATTCTCTAAATCTTTTTTCACGGGAACTTCTGCTTTAGGCGGAGCCAATTCAAAACTCCCCTCGGTTGGAATTATTGCTCAAAATATGCAAGCAGATGACATTGTGAACGTGACCGCTGTAACCGCAACAAACTTCACTGTTAAATTCCAAAACGGTGGGTCTGTGGTTGATCGCAATTTCACATGGTCAGCCATTGGTTATGGCCTTGGGAGCTAAAACCATATAAGATGATATGAACTAAAGGAGGATAGAAAAATCGCAGAACACGATTACATAATCTCAAACGGAACAGGCGCGGCCGTGAGAAGCGACCTTAATAATGCGCTTGCCGCGATTGCTTCTAATAACAGTAAATCTAGTGACCCATCGACCACCTACGCCTACCAATGGTATGTAGATACTGGAGACAATACCTTATATATCAGAAATAGTGCCAATAATGCTTGGGTTGCTGTCTCAGCAGTCGGTGGAATTGGTAATGCAAATTTAGGTTTATTACCAGCAGCTTCGCCAACAATTACGGGAACAGCGGATTTTGATAGCAATACAGCAATTAAATTGCCAGACGGGACCACCGCCCAGCGCCCAGGATCGGCAAGCGTTGGAATGCTGCGCTACAACACAACTACCAATAGTGTGGAGGGCTACACGGGAGCATCGCCAGCCTGGGGCGAGATTGGCGGAGGCGGAGGGGGTGCTACAGGTGGAGACTCAGGTGACAATGCTGTCTTCTGGGAAAACCAACAAAATGTCACTCATGATTACACAATAACGGCGGCTCGTAATGCGGGTTCTTTCGGAGAGATTACAATAGATGCAGGAAAGACTGTTACTATTCCAGCTAATAGTCAATGGACTATCGTTTAAATCATGCCAGTCACTATTAACGGGACAACGGGGATAGCGAACGTAGATGGTTCTGCTGGCTCCCCAGCTTTTAGAAACACTGACGCAAACAGCGGAATCGCTGGTTCGGCTGATCAGGTTATTATTTCAACCGCTGGTTCGGAAAGGCTCAGGCTTGCAAGTGCGGGACAGCTTGGAATTGCGGGGGCGAATTATGGAACAGACGGTCAAGTTTTAACAAGTACAGGCGCAAGTTCGGCCCCTGCGTGGGAATCTGCTACTTCTTCTTCTGGAGCTGCTTTTAGGGCAAGCTTAACCAGTAATGTTTCAGCAACAAATACAATCGTATTTAACTCTCAGCAATATGAACAAG